GAAGCGGCGAGCGCGGCGTTGCGGTATCCGGCGCAGATCGCGGATCGCGTCTTGAAGAACCGCCTCGGCTTTACCGCGCCGCAAGTGAGCAGCGCCGACGTGACGGCGCTGGATATTGCCGCGCCTTACGAGTGCGGTTTTTGGTGGGACGAGGAAACGACAGGCACGGACGTGCTGGACGCGGTGCTAACCAGTGCGGGCGCGTCGTGGGGGCCGGACTTGTCGGGCGTGATGCGGATGAAGCAGTTTGTGGCGGCGACAGGCACGCCCGCCTATGCGTTTGTCTCTACCGATATTATTGGCAACGTCTATCGCTCACCGACAGCCGATCAGGATCGCGGCGTTCCGGTGTGGTCGGTGATTGTCCGCTATGCCAAGAACTACACCGTGCAAACGTCCGGCGTGGCGGCAGGCGTGACGGAAGCGCGTCGGGGCGTGATTGCCCAAGAGTGGCGGGACGCGCGCTATACCGACGCTACCGTGCAAACCAAGCACTTGCTGGCGGCTGAGATCATCGTGGAAACGGGCATTGTCTCAGCCGCAAACGCGCTGACGGAAGCCACGCGCTTGCAAGTGCTACGCGGTACACGGCGGGATCGTTTTGAGTTTGTGGTGACGCAGGACGTAGACACCGTAGCGCTGGACTTGAACAACGTCGTCAGCATTACGCACCCGCGCTACGGGCTTGCCACTGGCGCCTCGGCGCGATTAATTGGGATTGAACCTGACGCGCGGGCAAAAACCTTACGCCTGACGGGGTGGGTATAAATGGCGAACGCGATTATGGCGTTTCCGATTGTCAGCGACAACGCCGCCGCGACGTATGCGGGCGGGTCGTGGGTGGCGACGCTGCCGCTGACGAACCTCAAAGATGATCGGCTGGCACGCGTCACACGCTCGACGTCGGCGTCGTTGGCGAACGCGCAGTTCACAATTGACTTTGGGATTGCCGAATGGGTGCGGCTCGTGGCGCTGGTGGATCACAACTTTTCGCGCACCAGTGCCGTCCGCGTGCGCGGCAGCAATACGCCCGGCGACTGGACGGTGACGACCTATGATTCCGGCTGGTTCGATGGCTGGCCGATCACGTCGCCGCTGTACGTCGCGCCAGTAGGCGATCCGTCGTGGCTGGATGGCCGCATGAGCGCGGAAGAAGCAGCCAACTACAACCTTTCGGCTATCTATATTGCTGCCGAAGAAACCGCCGCGCAATACTGGAAGATTGAGATCAGCGACATTGGCAATACGGCGGGCTATGTGCAGATGGGGCGCTTGGTGATGAGCAAGGCGTGGCAGCCTACGATCAACATGAGCGTCGGCGCCACGATTGGCGTGTCAACGGAAACGTCGTTCCAACGCTCGGACGCGGGGCCGAAGTATTTCAACGTGCAGCCGCGTGCGCGCTCGGTAGCGTTTACGATTGACAACATGGAAACGGACGAAATCTTTACTTATGCGTTTGAGATGCAGCGGCAGCTTGGGCTTGCGGAACAGTTGTTCTTTGTCTGGGATGCCGACGACACCGTGCATCTCTTTCGGCGTTCATTTCTGGCCACGTTGCGCGAATTGAATCCGCTAGAAGCGTCAAGCGCCTCGTTTTATGACACGGCTCTTTCTTGTGAGGAGGTACTCTAATGGCAAGCGTGGTACTCAACGGACATACTTATTCGCTGGCGATTCTGTCCGGCACGGACGGGCGCGACTATGCCCGCCCCGAAACGATTACGAGTTCCGGCGTGACGCTCTGGGACTTGTTCTTTACCGACTTGGTGGCAACGCTGGCAGCGGCCACGAGTGTCAATGGCTTGAGTCCAGGCGCAGACGGTGGCTATATACGCTCGAACGGCAGCGCGTGGGTGCGCGTGCAGGGCGTTGGCAGCGGTAGCGACTTAAAGCTTACCGAACCTTTCTTCACTAATTACGGAGTGCTATAATCATGGCCGTTACCTCGACCCCTATTTTTTCGCAGACGCCGTACGCCAAAACGTTGTCGCTCGCGGCACAAACCGCTTGCACCACACGCGGGCCAACCGCCACCGCAAGTTTGGCGGGTGCAAACATCACCGCGTTCGTGCCAATCTCAACCAACGGGTTGCGTATTGACAGCATCCAAGTCAACGGCATCTCGACAGGCATTAGCGTTGCCAGCGTGGCCAACGTCGTCGGCATCTGGATTTGGGACGGCACCACGGCCTATCTCTGGACGGAAATCCTGACAACAGTTGTGACGCCATCAACAACAGCGGTGGCTTATACCGCTACTTATACGCCAACGCTTCCGCTGAACCTTCCCGCCGCATTTGCTCTGTATGCCAGCGTCAGCGTCACCACGACGGCGGCTGGTGCGGCGTTGCAGGTGACGGCGTTCGGCGGGGCGTATTAAGATGCCAAGCGCCTTCGGTAAGCCCGTCACGACGGCAAATAGGTTTGGCGTGGCTGCCGGGGCAGCCGTAAAGTATGCTATACTGAGCGTGACAACCTCAGACACCTACTCGTTTGCAACATGGACTAAAAAGACCATTGACGAAGAAATCTACGATCCGGACAACATTGTTTCATTAACATCGAGCGTCTTTACGCTTGGGGCAGGCACTTTTCTGATTCATGCTCTCAATCCAGTGCAATGGACAGGGACTGGCGGCGATTTCTACGTTGTGTACCAAACGCGGATTCGTAATACAACGGCCAGCACCAATGCAATTATTGGGGAAAGCAACGCAATGCAACCAACAACGGCCGGCTACGCGTTCGATTCAGTTTGCACCACTATTGGAACTATAACGCTTACGACAAGTGCCACGTTTGAGTGGCAACAATATTATAGCGGCAACGGAACCTTTCGTAACGGTACTACTTCTGGGGCAGGCATTGGAGATCGTTATGGCAAGATTCTTATCCTCCAGCTTTTGTAGAGGAACATTATGTTTATCTATCGTTTTACTCGCCCTGGCCATCCCGATCATGGGATGCAATGTTCCACCTCGGATAATCTTGCCGGACAGATTGGCGCACACGCGCTTGAAGGCGACTATAAGTATTACGTAGATATTACCGCTGAAGTGGAAGCAGCTGCCGAACTCGCGCGCCCCGCACAGCTAATGTCGGAACTGCGCGCCAAACGCAACGCGTTACTTGCCGCGTCGGACTGGACGCAACTGCCGGACGCGCCCACGACAAACGCCGCCGCGTGGAAGGTGTACCGCCAAGCGTTGCGCGATCTGCCAGCGCGGTGGACATATCCGAACGCCCCACAGTGGCCGACGGCGCCGTGACCGCTGGCGTCAAGCGCGGCCTGACGATTGCCCTCACCTCGACGTTTGTTGGGGTGGCGGCGATTCCGTTCCTGATCGCGCTCTGGCGCACGAAAGTGGACGTGTCAGCGTTTGACATCCATTTGCTGCAAGAAGTGACGCACGTGGTGCGTGACTCGGCGCGTGCGGAAGAACAGCGGATGTTGTTGCTGGATGTGTTATGCGCGACCAAGCCAGCGGACAGGCGATGCCGCTAGATATCACGGTGTCGTTCCCGACGGTGTGGCGGGTGGTTCGGAAGGTGATGTCCCTCTTTCGCAAGGTAAACTTATGAGCGTCGTATCCTTTGCATTGCCCTACGTCCTGCCGCTGTTCCTCGGCTCGGCAACGTCGGTGTGCTATCAGTATGTGAAAAAGGCGAGCGCATGGGTGGACGCGCAGCCAGGACAGATTCACGCCTTCTTGGTGGGCGCGATTGCCATTGTGCTGCCGCTGGTGGGCAAGGTTGTGCCTGGCTTTGAGGCCACCGACTTAGCAGGCGTGGACGCGGCGACGGTGCAGAGCGTGTTGGCGCTGGCGGCGGCCAAGCTCACGTTCGCCATCCGGAAGAAGTAGGATGAAACTTGTGCGCGTTGCGACCACGGATACGGCGACGTTTGGCGTCCTGATCGACGCGGACGGCGTGCCGTTTGCGGTGACGCTGGAACATCCGTGGCGCGACGCGAACAAGGACGGCCTCGGCGATCGGGGCGTGTCGCGCATCCCGACGGGTTCCTATCGCTGCGTGCGGTATCACAGCGCCAAGTTTCCCAACACGTTTGAGATTACCGGCGTGCCAGGCCGTTCCGCAATCCTTTTCCATACGGGCAACACGCCCGCCGATACGCAGGGCTGCGTGCTGGTGGGCGAATCGTTTGACGTTGTCAGCGGCGTTCCTGGCGTGACGCAGAGCAAGAAAGGGTTCGCCGAGTTTCTGGACAAGGCGCGCGGCGATGCGTTTACGCTCGACGTGGTGAGCGTCCCTTAAGCCCATCCGGTATGCTACGGCACCGTTGGACTGAGCAGGACGACCGGCAGTTGTTGGAACTTGCGGCCACCTACGGGAGCGACCGCCCGCCCATTGTCGCCGCGATGGGGCTGAGCTACGGCAGCGTGGATCGGCGCGCCACAATGCTTGGCCCGCGGTATCGCGCCGCGGTGGACAGCTTCGACGCGCGGATGCGGGCGCAACGCGAGGTGGCGCCCATCCCGCCTAGCTCAAAACTGGCGGCGCTGCTCGACATCCCGCCCGCGCCCTTTGCGGTGGATATCCCGAAGCCCGCGCCCTCAAAGGAAAAGCGTTTTACGACAGCGGTGTTGTACGGCGATACGCACGTTCCTTTTGAGGATGCAAGCGCCATCAAGGTAGTGCAGGGCGTGATCCGCGACGTGAAGCC